GCAGAAATGGTAATCGTATGCTCATGCTTTTCCCCTTCATCGTACATATAAGTACCCATTGTTTCAGGATCATAGTCAACTATGAATTTAACTTCTTCTGGCAATGGAAGTTTCCATTTTGAAAATGGTTCGCAACAATACAAAGTTGCATATATGTTATTAAGGATAGTTGAAGTAAGTTTCATGCCATCATGCGAGGTGTTTAAGTTTTGCGTGAGGAATTACAGTACGAGTGTCAGTTGAGTATGCACCACAAGCCTTACATTGATAACGCTGATAAGCACCAGTAGCTGTATATCTAAACCCTTTGCTGATTAATGATGGTTTAGCGCAAGTAGGGCATACAAATCCATCCCTATCTTTTATCATAATTGTTTTATTTATTGGGGTTTTAATCCAAGGAAGCAACCTGTTGTACAACTTTTCAAGCAATAAAACATCTTGAATATTGTATTCACGCATGGTGGCCCATGCTTTTTTATCATTAGCCATACATTTAATCCACAGCGTATGGCCTTCATGCTCTTTCTTTTTGCCCAATCCTAAACGCTGCGCCACATAATCGAGCTTATTACTTGGAAACCTAAATTGACTTTTGACCACTTTTAGCAAATCTATCTGTTTCATAGGTGGTGGCGGTGGCATTTTATGAAGCAAGAATTCCTTGTTTAACGTGGGCATATCGAACTTTGTGCCGTTGTAATGGCAGACTGCATCCGCATCATCTAAAAGGCCGTGTATGCCTTCTAGCATTGATTTAGACGTACTTCCATATACAGAGTCAAAGTAAATAGCTTCTTCACCTAGCCATTTAGCTGAATAGCACATAGTGTATGATGACTCAAGAAGTTGGGAAAGACCTACGTTTTGTTGCCATATTCCCCAAACGTGCGCCACATTAGGCGATGTTTCAATATCAAGCAGCAGAATCTTCAAAATCTTCCCCTTTTGGTATAAAGTAATGAAACACTAACACATAATTATATATAATCAATGACTTATGCTAAAAGAGTTGACTCAAACCATTCTATTGTTGTTAAAAAGCTCAGGGATATGGGATGCTCGGTATTTGATACTAGCCGTGTTGCTGGTGGGTTTCCTGATTTGGTAGTAAGCCATAAAAGCGGCAAAACAGTTTTAGTTGAAGTAAAACGTGATGCTTCTGCTCCTTATACAAAGTCCCAGCTTGAATTTTTAAAGAATTGGCAAGGAACAGTTAGCAGAATTCACGACATTGAAGGCGTAATAAATCTCGTAAAAACTCTTGAAAAGTCGTAAAATAGTATTATTATTCGTAGAGTGTTAACCCCATTTAAAGGAAAAGTCATGGGAATCATGGATCATAAAGCAGCTAAAGGCGCATCAGGCGAAAAAGAACCTAAAGGCGCAACATCATCTGATATGTCAGGTGAGCGCAAATCTAAGTCTATGCGTGGTGGTGTTGCAATGGGCAAAGAAGATAAAATTGGCTCTGACAAAGAGTTCAATACAGGTCGTACTGCTGGCATTTGCTACGAGCACAAAAAAGACGGCTACCGTTAAAAAGCTACAGCTCATAGGGAACGGTAATTCCCTACAAGCTGTATAACCACAACAATAGGGTAATATTGAAATGGCTGAAGTAAATTTTACAACATTTAAACCTCTGGGGGACAAGATTATAGTCCGCCCAGATGTTCGTGTTTTAAGCGATGTGATCTTTGTAGATAACAAGGAAGCGCAGAACATGGGAACAGTAGTGGCAGTAGGCCCTGGTAAGAAGCTAACTGCCGAGCGTAGAGAAGCAATGCCAATAGAAGTAGGTGCAAGAATCCGCTTTGGAACTATGAATGATGATCCTAAAGAGGAATATCTTAAATTCACGCCAATCGTTCACGAAGGTGAAAAATGCGTGTTAATGTCCTGGCAAGATGTTTGCTGGGTAGAATAGGGGAAATTGTGTTAAATAAATTGCGTAGAAAATTGGCAAAATTAATTGCACCAAAGCCAATTAAAAGGGTTAAAAAAGAAATATTAAAATATGAATTCAAATCACCAACTTTAAGTAGAGCAGAAGTGGTTAATTTAACTCAAAGTCCCAAAAGAACAAGAGTTTGCAAACGAACCATAGTAGTAACTACTGGAAAAATGTGGCAAAACGAAGCAAATATTCAATTAGGTGGGGAAAAAAATGTATAGTACATTACGCAAAATTTGGGATAGATTACAAGCCATTTGGAAATGGATGCAAGACCAAGTAGAGCCTGAACCTGTAAAGCCATCTAATGCGTGGCATTTCCCTATTAATGACGAAATTAAACGTAAACCAGCCCTTAAAAAGGCTACAACTAGGAGCAAAACCATGCCTCTCAAAAAATCAGCCAGCAAAGCAGCATTTAAGTCCAATATTAAAGCCGAAGTAGAAGCTGGTAAGCCAGTAAAGCAAGCTGTGGCAATCGCATATAGCGAGAAACGTGCTGCAACTAAGAAAACTAAAGCTAAGAGAGTATAAGAATGATTACTTTTACAATACAACAAGTAAACGAATTGCTACAAGCATTAGGACAATTACCTTATGTGTATAGCAAGAACCTCATAGATGGTATTAACGCTATTGCTCAAGCTCAGATGGATGTTGCAAAAAAACAACAGTCTGATGAGATTAAAGAACCTGATATTTCACAATCATAAATGTTGTAAAAAAACAACATAATCAAAAAGATGGAAGAAAAGTCGAATAATTCAAGAGGTGGACAGCCTGGTAACAAGAATGGCACAAAGAATAAGCCATTTTTAGATGCTCTACGCAAGTCTATTGCTCAGAACCCACAGAAGCTACGCAATGCTGCTGACAAAGTATTAGAGAAAGCAGAAGAAGGTGAGCCGTGGGCCGTTAACTTCTTAGCTGACAGAACAGATGGTAAAGCAGTACAAGCGACAACCTTTGAAGATGGCGAAGGAAACAATGTAACAACTTCATTAGAAGTGCGTTTTCATGTTCCATCTATCATTCCACCACCTGTAGATGAGTGAAATCACATCAGATATTAGGGAAGCTGTTAGTCAGGTTGATTTTCCAATCAAGCTGCAAATGCTATTCAATCCATGCCGATATAAAGTGCTTTATGGTGGTCGTGGTGGGGCTAAATCTTGGGGGGTCGCTCGTGCATTACTCGTTATTGGCGTAAAGAAGCCTACAAGGGTACTATGCGCTCGTGAGTTTCAAAATTCAATAGGTCAATCAGTACACAAACTGCTATCAGACCAAATCCACGCATTAAAACTAGAGTCGTTCTATGAAATTACACAAAACGCCATTCGAGGCAAGAATGGTACTGAATTTGCGTTTGTTGGCCTTAAAAACAACGTCACAAACATCAAATCTTTTGAAGGTGTTGACCTCTGTTGGGTCGAGGAAGCGCAATCGGTATCAAAAACATCGTGGAACATTCTTATCCCTACAATCCGTAAAGAAGGATCAGAAATATGGATTACGTTCAACCCTGAACTTGAAACGGATGAAACTTACCAAAGGTTCGTGGTATCACCGCCAGAGAATTGCGAAGTTGCAAAGATTAATTGGTCAGATAATCCCTGGTTCCCTGATACGCTCAGATTAGAAAAAGATGCCCTATTTAGTAGGGATAGAGAAGCCTACAACACCGTTTGGGAAGGTTTATGCCGTCAGACGGTAGATGGTGCTGTATTTGCCAAAGAAGTCACTCTGGCTGAACTAGATGGAAGGATTTGCAATGTACCTTACGATCCAATTAAGCCTGTTCACGCTGTATTTGATTTGGGCTGGGCAGATGCTACTGCTATTTGGTTTGTTCAGTTTATTGCTCAAGAAGTAAGGCTTATACGCTATTACGAGGATAATCAACAGACAATTGCTCATTATCTTGCTAAAATACAGTCCTATGGATACATTATCGACACTATTTGGTTGCCACATGATGCTGGTAACAAAACTTTGGCCTCACATGGCAAAAGTATCGAAGAAATCGTCAGAGCTAGTAACTACAACACAAGAGTTATTGAACGCACACCTATTGTTGATTCAATCAATGCTGCACGAATGATGTTTAACAAGTGCTGGTTTGACCGCACGAATACGCACGAAGGCTTGCAATGCCTTAGACACTATAGATATGACGTTGACCCAGACACCAAGCAATTTAGCCAAAAACCATTACACGACAACTACAGCCACGGAGCAGATGCTTTCCGTTACATCGGCCTTATGGTTAACGAGCCTAGAAAAGCAGCAAAACCCAAAACTTATCAACTACCGTCAAGTTGGATGGGGTAAAATGTGTAGTAAAAATACTACAGTTGGCTTAAAATCAGCCAAATACTAAGGAATCCCTATGGCATACGATAGCGTTGCAGACTCTCAATCAGACGGCAGAATTGAAGAAGCTAAACAGTTTCTACGTCTTTGTAACGATTCAGATAGCAACAATCGTGCCGAAGCTCTTGACGATGTAAGGTTTGCGGCTGGTGATCAATGGCCTGTAGATGTACAAAACAGTCGTGTATTAGAAGCTCGCCCATGCTTGACAATTAATAAGCTAGATGCTTATGTACGTCAAATCTGTAATCAGCAACGTCAACAACGCCCACGCATTAAAGTGCATGGCATGAACAATGAGTCAGATGCCAAAGTAGCTGAGATCATTACAGGCATCACTAGGCATATTGAAAACCAATCTGATGCTGACCAGGCGTATGACCATGCGTTTGAATATTGCGTAAAGATGGGTTGGGGCTACTGGCGTGTCACTACAGACTATATTAAGGATGATAGCTTTGACCAAGAAATCTACATTAAGCGCATTGAAAATCCTTTTAGCGTTTATTTTGACCCTAATTCTGTTCAACCAGACGGCAGCGATGCTGAAAAGTGCCTTGTTACAACAGTTGTCAGTAAAGCCGTGTTCCGCAAGATGTATCCCGATGCCGATGACGTACAGGGATTTTCCAGTAGAGGAACAGGCGATACGGAGTCGGAATGGGTTACAAAGGAAGATATACGCATAGCTGAGTATTTCTATACTGAGCGTGAGAAAGCAATGATTATTCAGCTTTCAGACGGCACTACAGGCTATAGCGATGAAATGCCATCTAAAGAAGTGTTGGCTGCCGCAGGAATTACAGTCATTGATAAGCGTGATACTTGGCGTAAAAAGATCAAATGGTGCAAGCTAACAGCTATGCAAATCCTTGAAGAAGGCGAATGGGCTGGTAAATACATCCCAATCGTGCCTGTATATGGTCAAGAAGTCAGAGTTGATGACAAGCATAAGAAGTTTGGTCTAGTGCGTATGGCTAAAGACCCACAGCGTATGTATAACTACTGGGCTACTGCTCTGACTGAAACTGTAGCATTAGCTCCTAAAGCTAAATGGTTGCTTGCTGAAGGTCAAGACGAAGGCCACGAAAACGAATGGGCAATGGCTAATATTAAAGCTATGCCTGTATTGCGTTACAAGCAAACTGACACAGAAGGCAGAACAGCACCAACGCCTGTAAGATTGCAGCCTGAACCACCACCAGCAGGTGTTATGTCAGCATTACAAGGCATGAACCAAGATTTAATGGCTGTAGTAGGTATCTTTGATCCTGGACAATTGCCACAAGGACAACAATCAGGCAAAGCATTACAAGGTCAACAGCAACAAGCTGATATGACTAACTTTCACTACTATGACAATCTGACTCGCTCAATACGTCATACAGGTCGAATTATTCTTGATCTAATCCCTAAAATCTATGACCGTCAACGTGTAATGCGTATTATTGGCGATGATGGTAAACCTGACATGGTTACTATTAACGAGCAAGGTCAAGACGAACAAGGCGTGTCTAAGGTCTTAAACGATGTAACTGTAGGCGAATATGACGTAGTAATGGAAACAGGCCCTGGCTACAATTCTAAACGTCAAGAAGCCGTAGATTCTATGATGGGCTTATTAGGTGCTGATCCTACATTGATGCAAACTGCTGGCGATCTAATCTTCCGCAATATGGACTTCCCAGGCGCAGAAATCATTGCAGACAGACTTGCAGCATCCAACCCAATGGCGCAAATTGACGATAAATCGCCTATTCCCCCACAAGTTCAGATGCAACTCAAGCAGTCACAAGCCACTATCCAACAGCTGCAACAGCAGTTACAGGGTATGCAATTGATGCTTAAAAACAGGGCTGACGTTGAACAACTCAAGCAAGACGCTGAGACCAAGCGGGTTCTTATTAAAGAGACCAACCGCGCCCATGACATTGAGTTGCGTGATCAACAGAAGCAAAAAGACACAGAAATGCGTGTTCACACAACGGCACAAGATACTGTTCTTAAGACACAAACACAACTAGAAATCGAGCGTATGAAGGCCGATTTAGCCGTTTATTTAAGCCATTTAG